CTCGCCACCGAGGACTACGTTGTCGACCAAATGGCTGATGCGATCACCAACTCGCAGGAAGTCATCGTGACCGACGCCACCAGCTCGAGCGAGTTCATCGGCGACATGTACACCGCAGCTGCGGCGATCGCCACGACCGGCAACTACTTCCCGAACGCGCTCGTCGTGTCACCGGCGAAGTGGGCCACGCTCGGCAGCTTGGTCGACGGCGACGGCCGGCCACTGTTCCCGCAGGCAGCCCCGTCGAACTCGGCCGGTCTGCTGCCCGACGGCGTGACCGCTGCGAACGGCAACCCGCTCGGCCTCAGCTTGGTCGTGTCGAACCAGGTCGGCACCCAGGCGATCGGCAACAAGACCGCCACCGAGTACTACTGGCTCATGAACACCCGCGGTGTCGAGTTCTACGAGAACTACAAGGGCTTCCTGCAGGTCGCCAGCGCCACCACGCTCGGCCTCCAGGTCACCGTCCGCGGCTATGTGGCCTGCGAAGTGCTCGATGTCAACATGATCCGCGTGCTCGGCCCCGACGCCACGTTCTGATCCCCTGAGGACTGCACGACGCTATGGCTAGTTTCACCATCACTCATGCGTGGCGGTTAGACGGCTATGGCGTCGTGCAAGTCCTCGAGCATGTCGACGGTCTCATCGTTGGCTCAGACATCAACATCAGCGGCCTCGCGAGCACACAGCTCAACGGCAACCAGACGGTCTACAGCCTCGAGAACTACAGCTTCACCGGCGTCACCGACGAAGGCGACCTGGTATTCAACACGCAGATCGAACGGCCCAACCAGATCATCTTCGCCGACGCCGGCGACGACATCGACCGGCAGACAGACAGCGGCACGCTGCAATACACGCCGACCTGTACCTGGATCGACAGCGACGATGTGATCGAATGGCTCGGCATTGACGGCGCCACCGCGAACGACACCGCGTTCGTCGCGACCTGCGTGTCAGCTGCCAACGCCTTCTGCTCAAGGCGACGACGCAGCGCCGGCTACTTCGACGCGCTCAACACCGCGCCAGACGGCTCTGTCAAGCTCGGCACCGTCATGTACGCAGCGATCCAGTACCGCTCCCGCGGCTCGGTCGACGGCTACGCATCGTTTCAAGACTTCAACCCGCAGCCAGTAGGCACGCTCGGCCAAGTGCTGCAGCTCCTCGGCTGCGGTAGACCGCAGGTCGGATAATGGCCGGCAGCGGCTTCCTGGTCGACGCGATCGCTGAAGTGAAGACAGCGATCACCGCGGTCGGTCTGGTGCCTGTCACCGACCCTCGGAACGCTCGGCCGTTGTCCGCGTTCATTGAGGCGCCACGCTTCTCGAGCTTCAACAACAACATCGCAGACATCACGATCATCGTCCGAGTGCTCGCCCCGCCTCCTGGCAACGACGACGCACTCCAGTATCTGATGACCAAAGTGGACGCGATGATGGGCAGCGACCTCGCGGTCACTGCCGGCGAACCATCCACCGCGATCATCGGCGAGCAACAACTGCCCGCCTATGATCTCACCATCAACCTCTCAACAAGGAGAGCCTGAACATGGCAACAGTTACCAACCTTACCCAGCCGTACTTCGAGATCGACAGCAACGACTTCAGCGACCAGTGCACCTCGTGCTCGATCGCCTACGAGATCGAGGCGCTCGAAGCCACTACCGTCGATGACTCGGCCCGCAACTACGTCGCCGGCCTCGAGAACAACGAGATCACCGCCACGCTGTTCATCAGCTACGGCGCGTCCGAGGTCGAGGGCATCCTCCAGGGCCTCATCGGCACCACGTTCGACACCGTGGTCGGTGCCACCGGCTCCAGCCCAGCTGCAGACAATCCCGTCTACACGCTCACCGGCGGATACCTGGCATCGTTCACGCCGATCAACGGAGACTTCGGCACACTGTCCACCGTCGACCTCACCATTCAAGGCGGTGCGCTCACCCGAGCCGTCGCCTGAGCTAGCAAAGAAAGGCGCACAACATGCAGCTCACACTCCGCGTTGACATCGGCGATGGGCCAGAGGACGTAACCACCACCCTCTGGTCCATCGTCGCATGGGAACGCAAATACAAGACCAAAGCATCGGACATGGCCAAAGGCCTCGGCATGGAAGACCTGGCCTATCTGGCCTTCGAGGCCAGCAAAGCCGCCAAGAAGGTTATGCCGGCCGTGTTCGATGATTACCTCAAGAAGATCATCAGCCTCGAGGTCGTGTCAGAGGACGCGGACCCTACCCACGGGGCACCAGACGCAGACAGCTAGCCGAGCTGCTGGTTCATCTGCACTGGTGGCCCCCTGACATAGAGTTCGATAGCAAGGATCTCCAGACGGTCCTAGCGGTACTCGAGGAGCAGAACAGGAAGGCGAAACAACGTGGCAGGAGCAGGTAGCGAACTCACAGTGAACACGCTGCCTGACAGTGTTGCCTACGATGTGACCGCCACGCTGAAGCAGCTCGGCAAGATCGACCCCGCGCTGCGACGCGCTGCCACAGCCCGCATGAAGAGCGCAGCGAAGCCTCTGGTGCAAGAAGCACGCTCACTGGTGCCACGCGACTCAGGGCTGAACTGGTACAACTGGACCACGGAGTCCCCCGCGCTCGGTAAGCCAGGCACCGGCCGAGTCATCGGACCGTACAACCCGACGCAAGTACGTCGAGGTATCAAGGTCACCTACAAGGGCCCGAGCAAACGCGACCGCGACAAGGTGATCTTTCCGCTGCTCACCTTGCAGAACACCTCAGCAGCTGGCGCCATCTTCGACATAGCCGGCCGAGCGAACGGCGCCGGTCGAAACAGCGAAGGCGCCGCTCGAGGTCGTGCCATGATCGAGAAGCTCCGCGAACAAGGCCGAGCGTCACGCATCGTCTGGGAAGCTGCTGATCGCAAGATCGACGAAGTGAACCGTGGCGTGCAGAAAGCCGTTGCGGACATGGAGCAGGAAGTGCAGAAGGGTCTGAAGTAATGGCTATCAAGGTACCCATCCTCTCCGAGTGGAACCCTAAGGGTCTCGACAAGGCGAAGGCCGACTTCCAGAAGCTTGAGAAGACCAGCGAGAAGGTCGGCTTCGCAATGAAGAAGGCGTTTCTGCCGGCCACCGCTGCGCTCGGCGCTCTGACCGCTGCTGCTGGTGCGTCGCTCAAGGCCGCGGTTGAGGACGCTGCACAGCAGGAAGAGCTGGCACGACAGATCCAAGCCGTCACAGGTGCCACCGATGAAGCCGTTGCAGCGAATGAGGAGTTCATCGCGCAGATGGAGCTCGCGGTCGCAGTGTCCGACGCGCAGCTCCGACCCGCGCTCGGCAACCTGGTACGCGCCACCGGCGATGTCACCGAGGCCCAAGACCTGCTCGGCATCGCGCTCGACATCTCCGCAGCGACCGGCAAAGACCTCAACACAGTCAGCGAAGCATTAGCGAAGGCATACCAGGGTGAAACCTCAAGCCTCAAGCGCCTAGACCCGAGCCTGACGGCGGTCATCAAGAGCGGAGCAGACTTCAACGAGATCGGCGAAAAACTCGCCGAGACATTCGGCGGTGCGGCAACAGAAGCCGCTGAGACCGCCGAGGGTCGTTTCAAGCGGATGCAGATCCAGATCGACAACGCCCAGGAGTCGATCGGCTACGCGCTGCTGCCCATCCTTGAGAAGCTGATACCGATCCTTGAGGACGTTGCCACGTTTGTCGGAGACAACACAGAACTCATCATCGGCCTCGGCGTAGCGGTCGGCACCGTCGCCGGCATCATCGTCGCCTACAACGTCGCCATGAAGCTGTACGCAGTCGCCACAGGCATCGCCAGCGCCGCCACAGCCATCTTCAACGCGATCCTCGCCGCCAACCCGATCGTCCTCATCGCCGTCGCTATCGCCGGCCTCGTTGCCACACTGATCGTCCTCGAAAAGAAGTTCGGCGTCGTCACCAAAGTCATCGAAGCCGGCAAGATCGCATTTGACGCCTTGAGCGACGCCGTGTCATGGCTCGCCGGCAAGTTCGTCGACTTCATCAACACGCTCATCGACGCAGCAAACAAGATCCCCTTCGTGTCGATCGACAAACTCACGAACGTGTTCGAGGAGCAGGCTGTTGTCGTTGAGGACAAGCTGACGCCGGCGATCGAAGGCTACGGCGAGGCAGAGCTTGAGCTAGCGGAGATGATTGCCGAGGCTGCCTACCAGCAGCAGCTCGCAAACATCGACTACAGCGAAGCTGAGCGGTTGATGAGCGAGTTGCATCCGACGATCGAAGATATCGAGTCCGCGATCGCGAAGACGAACGAGGACATGGAGAAGCACCACGAGGTGCAGAAGTTCATCTCAGACATGAACCGTAACCTGATCGACGAATTCGAGCGCCTGTTCACCACGTTCGACAACGAAAAAGCCGTCAACGACTTCACCGACGCCCTTGCCGAAGCTGCCGGCATCACCGCAGAGTTCGGCGAAGACTCCCGCGAAGCAGCCGAAGCGAACCAGCAGGTGTACCGCGAACTCGCCAACGTCATCGAACAGCTCAATAACATCCCAGCCGTCACCCAGGCACAAATGCTGCTCGACATCGAACGCGGCGAACTCGACCGCGTGATGCAAGACATCGCCGTGTTCCAACACATGGCAGACACCGCGGTCACCATGCTCACCTCGAGCGAGATCGCAGCAGCTGCCGGCATGGTCAGCGGAGGCAACTTCACACCCGCAGCAGCAGTGCCAACACCACTGTCAAGCACACAGATCGGCACTAAGTCAGGGATGAAAGACGGCACCGTGATCAACATCAACGGTGCGATCGACCCAGTGTCAACAGCGCAGCAGGTGCGGGAACTACTCAACCGTGACGCCCAACGCGGCGGCAGCATCAGCGTGCTATGACCTACGAGCTCACCGTCGTCTACGGCTCAACCGACGGCACAATAGCCAACGGCACCGAGATCAGCGGCTACACCCTCAACGCCATCAGCCTGCAACACGGCCGCCAATCCATCGACGACACAGCACGCCCCTCCGCCGGCCAGTTCACGCTGCTGTGGAACCAAAGCGGAGCACCATCACTAGCCACGTTCATCATCGGGCTCCGCTGGCAAGTGTTCGCCACCATCGACGGCCACCCATCCGACCCACAATGCCTGTTCGACGGCGCGATAACCGATGTCATCGCCGGCCGTGACTATGTGTCGATCACAGCGATCACACGCCCACTCGCCGAGATCGGCCGGCAAACGGTTGCGAACCCGTCGCTGATCGAAGCAACCTCGAGCTCAGCGTTCACAACGCTGTACAACCTGGGCGATCAAGACGACAGGCTTGGCAGCGTGTCAGGCACCACAGCCGTACGCGTGCCGACGTTCGAGAACCAGAACCTGCTGCAAGTACTGACCGAGGTCGCAGCATCCGAAATCGGCGGCTACGTCACCCAGACGATGCCGTGGGGCCCGACAGCGGTCGCCACGACCTACGGCCCCGAAGTGATCACCTCGAACGTGACCTCAAGGTCGCAGCTCACCCCAGACATCACATTCACCGCCGGCGAGATCATCGACCAGTGGAACCTCGCACGCCGCGTGGAGGATCTCATCAACCGTGTCACCGTGATCGGCACCGAGGACGGCACAGACTTCCCTGATGGGATATGGACCGAGACCTATCAGCCAGGAGTCGACACCTACGGTCTCGCTGAACGGCAGATAGCGACACGCATCAGATACGAGAACGACGCCGAAGGGCTCGCAGAAGACAAACTGCAGCGGTACTACGTCAACGGCTGGGTCCTCGAGCAGCTCACAATCCCGCTGCACACAATGACAGCAGCCCGCCTCTGGACCGTGATACAAAACCTCGGCCCTGATCAACTCATTCAGATCCCCGCACTGTTCACCAACGCCCCGACACGCTTCTTTATCGAAGGCATCACATTCCGACTTAGCAGCACCACATGGGACGCCGTGCTGTGGATATCGACCTCAGGTTTCTCTCGTGGCGCTCAGAAGTGGGAACAGGTCACACCAACCCTCACATGGTCTAGTGTGGACGCGACGACGACCTGGGCGGATCTCCGACTCATCGAACTCTAAGGAACGACATGACAGGAACCACCGCAAACAACTCGTGGCCCTATCCCGAGTCGTCTGATTTCGTAGCCGACGGCGCCACCGCAATCGAAAACCTTGCCGACGCAATCGACGCCGACGTTGGAGACGTCGACGACCTACCTCGAGGACTACTCGGCTTCAGCACAGCATTCGGTAACTACACAGCGACGACCAGTGGCGACGACATCACTAGCGTCACATTTACCGTGCCCGCCGGCCGACGCATCATGCTTCAAGGCAACGTCCCAGCGTTCAACCAGGCAACTACGACACTTACCGTGTCCCTAATCATTGCCGATGAGGCCGCCGCTACACCACCAACCACTTACTACAACCGATCACTCTTAGTCCTGTCAAGCGGCGAAAACATTGGAACCACTGTCACCGCTATCACCGATGTCTTCGGCGCAGGTACTCACACTGTCTACCTCATCGGGATCACAAACACAGGAACAGCGGTAGCCGACGGCAACGCTGGCGCATTCGCCCGTGCCAACACACTCGCCGTGTACGACGTAGGAGCCTCCTAATGCTTGTCAGATGTGACCTACTAGGCAACACCCAACAACAATACGAGCAAGCAATGCGGGCCCAACGCGACGCATGGCTCGCGGCGTCAGACTGGACACAAACACTCGACGCACCACTCAGCGACTCCGAACGTGCCGCCTGGGCGACGTACCGCCAACAACTACGCGACGCACCGTCAACGTGGACACCTAGCCCCGAATGGGACGCACCCGACCCGCCGGCATGATCGTCCTCATCATCACCCTCGCCGCCATCACGGTCGGCGCCATCATCTCGATAGTGGAGAACTAACAACATGAACCTGACAAACCCACCGAAGGCACTGATCGCAATGGTCGCCATGATCGTCATCGCCGTGCTCATGGTCGCCGACTCGATCGCTAACGAGGCCGGCACAGGCATGCTCGGCACCATTGTCGGTTACGCGGTCGGTAACGGCATCGCCGCGAAAGGCGGCAAGCCTGTCGAGCCGATCATCGGCAAGAAGAGCGACGCATGAAGTACCACAACTGGCACCGCGACACGCCGAAGGCGCCGTTCACTACCTGCTCCCCGAACCTGCAACAGATCCGCAGATACGCAGAGAAGACCTGGGGCTTCTGGTATCTAGGCTGCTACGTCAAGCGTCCGATCCGCGGAGGCACCCGCTGGAGCAGCCACGCCTTCGGCGCCGGCCTCGACCTGTCCTACCGCGCCACAGAGGACCACACAGACACACCAACGCGGGAAGCGGTCGAGACTGTGATTATCCCGTGGCTCGAGGACAACGCCGAGCTGCTCGGCATCCAACGCATCCACGACTACTGGGCGAAGCGTTACTGGCAAGTAGGCAAGGGCTGGATCAACCGCCCGCCAGGAGGACGCAACGACCACATTCACCTCGAGGTCAACACCGAGACCTGGCACTGGGACACCTCGATCGAAGACCGCCTGACTAGCGGCCCACCTGCAGCTGCAGCCGCGTCACCGACCTTCACTGCAGCTCAGGTGCCGGCCTACCCTGGCTCGAGCACCAAGAAAGGCTCGAAGGCGAAGGCCCGCGTGAAGCAGATCCAGCAGGCCCTCGCCGATAAGGGCTACAACGTCGGACCTGTCGACGGATCGTTCGGACCGATGACCGACGCAGCTGTGCGCGACTTCCAGAAAGACGCCGGCGAGTACGTCGACGGCATCGTCGGACCGAAGACCTGGGCGGCACTCTTCGGATGATGCTTGCATGACGTAACACCTCGGATGCATAATGAACCTCCCACAACAACAACGGAGGTTCCCCATGATCCGACTAGCCCTTCTAGCAACAGCCACCGCCGGCCTACTTGTGCCGGCCTACCTCGATAGCCCAGAGAACTACGAACACGACGCCCTCCTACCCACGACATCGGCCGCACCAACCACGACCGGCGCCGTCGTTGTGGGAACCTCCACGGCGCCGCAGGCGACACCCACCACTTCCATCACTGTCACAGCGACGACACGGCTGCCGTCGACAGTGCCGACCACCAGCATCGACCTACCTCCCGATGCCAGGTGCTCGGAGTGGTGGGTGTTCGCCGCCTCCTGGTGGCCTGACGACGAACTAGCGACGCTCGACCGCGTGATGTGGAACGAGTCACGCTGCCAACCCGACGCGATCAGCCGCACGAACGACTACGGCCTGCTGCAGATCAACTGGGCCACCTGGTCGACGTTCGTCACCGAGCTCGGCTACACCCGCGACCAGCTGCTGAACCCAGCGGTCAACCTGCTCATCGGCAGGCTTATCGCCCTTGAGGCCGAGAAGCTTGGCTGGTGCACGTTTCAGCCGTGGCACATGAGCGGAGAGTGGTGCTCATGAGCATCGCAGAGTTCCTCGCTAACCCTGAGCCACGCCGTTGCGTCGTCCAAAAAACACTCGACGAACTCACAGCAGACGACCGAGCGTCGATCCTCGAGTACTTTGCCAAGGCACGAGCCGACAAAGAACTCAGGCGATACGCACCCAGATATCCGATGTCAAAGTTGGCGCAGGTTCTTGACAAAGCCGGCTACCACATTTCAACAAAGTCGTTATGTCGGCACGCCTTTGGTGACTGCATCTGCGAGATTCCTTCATGACGAAAATCAGCGAGGCGTTACAGGCCGCAGAATACGGCGACCGCAAACTCATCAAAGAGCTCCGCCACGCGTTGAAGCTAGCCGAGCAACGAACAGCCCGCCTCGAGCGCGAACTAGGCGTACTGTCGAAAATCGGCACACGCACCACACCACCGAAATGGCTCAAATCACCAAGTAAACGAGGTTCCCACCATGCGATGCCGTTCCTTATGCTGTCCGATCTGCACCTCGACGAAGTCGTCCAACCAGACGAAGTCGGCGGTGTCAACGCTTACGATCGCGAAATCGCTCGGCTCAGGCTTGCTGAAACGGCTCGCAAGTTTGTCAAAGTTTGCCGTGACTATTGGACTGGCGTGGATTACGACGGCGCTGTTGTATGTCTTGGCGGTGACATCTTTAGCGGCGATATCCATGAGGAACTCAGCCAGACAAACGAGGACACAATGCTCGGTTCGCTCGATTACTGGATTGACGAAATGGCAGCCGCCCTCACGCTGATCGTCGACGAGTTCGGCAAAGTCCACGTTCCGGTAGTGGTCGGCAACCACGGCCGCACAACACGCAAACCTCGGGCAAAACTTAGGGCACGAGACAACTTCGACTGGTTCCTAGGCCGCGCCCTAGCCCGCATGTTCCGCGACGATGACCGCATCACGTTCGATGTGTCCGACTCCGCTGACTGCGCCATACCTGTCTACAACCACACCGTAATGCTTACACACGGCGACCAAGCCAGCGGCGGCGCCGGCATCGGCGGCATCTGGCCACCAATCATGCGGCTCGACGCGAGGAAACGACAACGCTACGAAGCCGTCGGCCAGGGCTACGACATGCTCATCATGGGGCATTGGCACCAGCTCGTCTACGGCAAGAACTTCATCGTGAACGGTTCACTCAAAGGCATGGACGAATACGCCGCGATCAACAACTTCGGTTACGAGCCGGCCGCGCAGGCAGCGTGGCTCATGACACCAGAACATGGCCGCACTTGGACGGCACCGATCCTGCCCACTAACCGCGACGCAGAGGGCTGGTAAACACCCACGACCCCGAAGGAGGCAAACATGCCGTTCAACTTGGAAGATTACGAACCAGTAGCGACTCGGCTGGCACGCTGGCTTGCTGATGTGCGCGCTCGAGGAGTGATACCGCAAGTCATTACGGAGATGACACATCACGGCGACGGCTGGTGCGTGTTCAAAGCCACTTTGTACGAAGATCACAGCATGATCTCGACCGGTTGGGCAGAAGAACACGCCAGCCAACGCGGAGTAAACTCGACCAGCCATGTCGAGAACTGTGAAACGTCCGCTGTTGGCCGCGCCCTGGCCAATGCCGGCTGGGCAGGCTCCAACCCTGACCGCCGGCCTTCACGCGAAGAGATGACAAACGCCGTAGCGGGCTCTAGAAGGCCTCAGGAGCCCCGTAACGAGCCGATCCGCACCGTGGCACCAGAGAACGGTCCACGGCGCTCACAGCCCACAGAGAAGATGGCCGGCTTCTATCGGAAGTTATGCCAAGAGCGGGGATGCGACGTCGACCCCGCTGCACTGGAAGACTTTGACCTGTGCAGATCCGAGATCGACCGCCTGAAGGCTGGATCGCCCGCATGACCTTCCACACGCAGCTCAACAGCCAGATGTCCGAGAAGGAATGGCAGAAGCTGGTCACCGAGACCGCCGACTGGTTCGGATGGATCTACTACCACAGCCGACCCGCGCTCACGCAGGCCGGCAAATGGGCGACACCGCTCCAAGGCCTCGCCGGCTTCCCCGATCTCGTGCTGGTCCACAAG